TTGGGTAGTTAACCAACCAGGAGATTTATCAACCTCTGGTCTAGACTTACCTTTCTTTTTCAGAAGCTTTTGGTAATAGTATAGGTTAGGATAACCTTCTGACTGAAGAGCAGAAGTTACTGCTAATCCCACATCATTGGATTCTGGAGCTACAACAGCAAAATTAAATAATTGCCCAGTATCTCCCAGTAACCTAGCATATTTATCTACTGCCATTCTTCCCTTATACACAACTTGTTCTTCTCCCAACTTGTCCATACAAGTGAAAGAAGAATAGTCTGAGCCTCTACCAGTTGCAACGTCTGCACCGATAAAGTACTGTTTATTTGGATCTGGTTCGTTGAATTGTCTATACTGACGATTGAAACGATATTTTAAAACTGGATAATCACTTAAGCAATCTTCGATAGCCTTGATATCTGCCATATCAAATACTGTATTACCTGAAGAAAGAAAGTCTCCATCGATTTCTTGTGCAGTTCTTTTTGGACCCAATGCAGAAGCCATCTGGTCATACCAAGATTGATCCCGTTCTGGGTGCATCTGCCAATATAATCGAATAGCATTGAAAGGATTACCTCCAGCTATAGCATCTACCCATGTTGAATGGTAAAAATTACCCATACCGTATGGAGTAGAATTGATGATGGCTGAACCTCCGGTGGAAAGCGTAGGGAAGGCAGCTGCCCAAATAGCTGAAGCCCACCGAACGATTGCAGCCTCATCAATTACCAGGAGAGAAAGAGATTCTGAACGACCGGCTTCGGAAGAGGTTGGGATGGATTCTATGAATGAACCATTATCGAATTCAATCATAGAGGCAGAACCAAATTCCCCAGTTCTTCCGTTAATAATCGGAGTTTGCATATACCATGGAAGATTCTTATACATGAACTTAATCTTCTTAAGTACCTTCTTAGCCGTTGTATCCTTAATGGAGATAATGTTTATCTTCTTATTAGGATGATATGATGCCAGCCATAAGCAGTACATGGATATAAGTTCTGTAATACCCGCTTGCCTGAACTTTAACAGTATATTGAATCTCTGGAGTATAAATTGGTATAGTACGGCTTTTTGATACGGATATAATTCAAATCTAACCTTTCCTCTCACTGGGTGTATCACATAACAAAAAAGACTGAAAAAGAAAACATCCGTTGTAACCCTAGATAGATTAGATAATTCTTCTCTTGTAAGGTTAGTGGGTGTTTCCTGTATCTTCTTTGCCATAAAATCTAAAATTTATAAGTTACTACCAGTTCTAAATCAGTTTTGATACCTGAGAAATATCTTGGGTAATAAAAACTGTTTATCCCCAGTTTGTAATTAAATCTCTTAGTCTCGATTGAAATTCCTGTTCCCAAATCCCATAGATTGTTAAATGGTCGGTACTTACCATAAACATAAGGAACTAGTCTTATTCTAGATTTAATTTCTTGTGTGGTAAGTTTTCCGTTATACCAAGAATACTTGTAGTTATTAGTGTCGATATTGAATAACCTACTAGAATAAATTCCTGAGTTTTGATTAAGGAAACTCAATGTAAGTTGATTCTTATCGATTACTAATTGAACAAGAGAATCCTTCTCTGAGATTATAGAATCAGGATTATTAGCGGTATGAATAGGTTTATCCCAATTCTGATAATTGTAGAGAAGGATTCTACTTGGGTTAAGTAAATTATCGTAGGAAATTGGCAGGAAATCTTTCCTCAAATAAATTGTATCAGTATGTTGAATGATCTCTTTATCAGGTAACATACTGAGTTGTTGATTCAGTTTGTAATTCCTGAAGCAAAGGTAAATAGTAAATCCTAGTAAAAGGACTATCATGGCAACTTTAAGCTTCTTCATAATTTAGACTTTTGAATGATTTCTTTGAGTTCATTAGCATTATTCTTCAATTCTTCAAATAACTCCAAATCTAAGCTTTCAGATTTTGGTAAAGTGATTCCAATGAAATAACATTTCTCGGATTCTCTCATTGAGATTCTACTGCCTAACTTGAAAGCTAATCGTATAACTTTAGACTTAACCAACTTAGCAATTGATTGTGGAAGAATTCCATTCAACTTAAGTATTCTTCGTTCTTCATGAGTTAATTTCAAATTTTCCATATTTCTTGAGTTTTAGGTTTGTTTATGTTCCATAGTAAACTTGGTACCTCGAAGAGTATGGCTTCTTTTATAATATAATTTATCGTGCGCATGCACTAGTACTTAAGTTTACTTAAGTACTTTTCCTTCCGAAGGAAGGAATATCCTAATGGGTAAGTTAAGATGGGAATTGGGAAGGTATTAGGCCACTTAAATATATACAAGTATAATTATATACAGGCCTTAAACCATAAACCTACTTCATATACTGAGCCTTTACTCAGGGTATATCTAGCCTTATTTAACCAGTAGTGATAAATCTTAGAATCCCAAGTTGCAAATCCCCGAATAAACACTCGGTAATTTTCAGGGAATCCCATAATTGCCTTGAAATCATAGATACCCAAAGGATATCCATCCGGTCTAAATTGCCTATCAGAGGGTCTCAAGGTTAAGGGTGGTTTATCATCTTCCAATCGATATACTCCCGGGAGAGTACTCATCTTAGCAGTTTTAATTGGCCATTTCTTTTCATCCTTGAAATCATGAATCCAAAGTTGTCTTACTTGTCTGACTGTAAGATTTTTCTTTTCAGGTAATTTCCGATAATCATACATGGCTAAAACTTTATCAGAGAAAGGAATTAAAGCTTCCTGTGGGGCTTGTACTAGTAAATCTCTAGTAAGTTTTGGAGTATTTACTTGGAATACTTCATTAAAAGAATCCAAATACTCTTTTCCCTTGTCTAAATGAACTCCGATAATTACTAATCTTTTTCTTGATACTTGGGAGTTTCCGAAGTCAGAAACGCTTCTTTCGTGAAAAATAAGTTTATAGTTCTTAAAGAAGTCCGTTAACATTTCTTTAGAAATGAGAGATAGCAATCTTGGTAGGTTTTCTATAAGAAAGAGAGCGGGTTCGTAATATTGAATTGCTTGGAATACTAGTTGTATACTTTTATTACTTTTAGGGTCTCCTAGGGTCTTAGATTTAGATAATCTCATTACTGAGCAACTACCACAATCAGGGCTAGATAATATGATATCTGGATGCCAATCTTCTGGTAGTTCATACCCTTTTAAGAAAGGTATACCCTTAAAGTTAGCTTTCCACTGTTCTTCTCTACTTGTATGGAATACTCCACGAGGTTCTATATTTCCAATAAGCTTATCTCTAAAAGGGAATAGGAGGGCTCCTTGCCCTCCACATACTCCCAGTACTTTTAAGTCTTTCATTTCTTGTAACTTCTCAATTTTATGTATTTGAACCAAGCATAATGCTTCCTAGTTGAAATATAATCCAGATTCGAATCATTATTATGAGCTTCTTCCTCAAAACTTACATCATGATACCTTTCATTCTGCTTGTTCCATTTAGCAAAACAAAGGATGATTAAGTACTCGATTCCATACCAAAGGTAGAAAAATACCCATAACATCTCAGCCATTTGCTTTGAATGTATATGTTCATGGTTATAATCCACCTCAGTAAACTTAGCCCCCTTTCTTACAAACACTAAACCAAAGATGTTGATAGCTTTGTATCCCTTGAAAGGTATAAGGTTGTTGTAGATTACTTTCATAGCTTATCTTTGAAGTTTTCGTAGGTATTTCTTAGTTTTTGGTCGTAGTTATTATCTTTGTAACCCGGGCCATTGTATCCT